GTTACCCATTTTGTTTCCCTTCGGGTCGTTGTGCTTGATGACGTTGTCGGCGGAGTTGCCTTCGTCGTCGTTCTCTTCGTTGCTTCCGCCGTCTTCGCTGTGCTTGACAGACGTCTTTGCGGGGACCTTGGCATCTGCCTTAGCGTCAGCCTTCGCCTCCGACTTCTCTTCCTTGGGCGACTCGGCAGCCTCTTCCTGAGGAGTTTCCTTGTCACCGTCGGCATCGGTCGCCACGTCCTCGCCTGCAGCCTCAGCAAGGAGAGCCGTCATAACGGCCTTCTGCTTCTGGTCGAGCGAGTCCCAGACGTCCTGGACCGTGTCGTCGTCATCGTCGTCCGTGTCGGCCTTGGCCGGCGCAGCTGCAGCATGCTCGACAGTCTCGCCGTCACCCAGCTCGAATTCGAGACCGGTGTAGATGACCGCCTCGTCCTCAAGGATCGTCGACGAACCATCTGCGTGAGCGAGCGACACGTTGTCGATGACTGCACCGATGTTCGCGCCGGCGAGGACAAGACTGACCTCACGGATCATACCGTGAATGACGTTCTTGGCCTTCTCGACGAGACCATTGGCGAAGATCGACAGCGAGTTGATGTCGCCATGCTGGACGAGCTTCTTGGCCGTTTGCCCCTGGGGCGAGTCGTTGAAGTAAGCGTGCATGTACACGCCCTCCGCACGATTCTCCAGGATGGCATGACCAAGGATGTTGTCCACGGAGTCATGACCGTGATTCCAGACCAGAGGCACCTTTACGGAGTCCTGGTGCTTGAATGCGTCGGGCATGATCGTCCGGCCATCCGAGCACTTGATTCCGCTCTTAGTGGCCCAGCCGCTGAAATCAGCTTCCATTTTGAAGATCACCTTCCCTTACTTGGTATTACAGCTTTCGCTGGGAGTGCCGCTAGAGCCTTTGACGGCCCTACTGGTGCTGGGTTCGGCTTGCCACCATTCGCTGCCTGAACTGCCCCAGGACGAGTGAGTGACATGACCGGTTGCCCAATCCCAGAACCAGGAGGCGCCGGGATGTTCTTGTTGAGGAGCTTGTCTGCGTTCGGGTCGCTAGACGGCTTCCAACCAACGACAGCACGAATCTCGTTAGAGCTCGCGATCTCGTTACGAGTGAACTTGTCCGCCATGTTAGCAAGATCCGCCAGAGTGACGAACTTGAACGGGTTGCGGTAAGACTCGATCGACTGCAGCTGAGTGCGTGCAGTACGAGTAAGGAAGGTACGCTTCAACGCTTCCGTGATGGCAGCGATGATGGGCTCCACAGTACGGTTGTAGTAATTGAGCATCGCCTGCTCATTCGCCGTTCCGTCCATGATCTCAGGAGTGAGACCGAGTTCCGAGTACAACTGATTCGTCAGGTACGTGACCTGGTCCATCAGATTGTTCTCAGCAGGACGATTCAGCTGAGTGATCTTCTCAGTTCCATCCGTGTAAGCAATGCCATACTTGGACCCGCGGAGCTGAGTCTCGATCTGAGTACGACGCTCTTCCGCCTGCTTCTGACGGGACTCAGACTTGATCGCATAAGGAAGCTGAATGATGATGTCGAGGTTGCCCGAAGCAGACTGCTCGTCAACTGCATCTAGAAGGTTGAGCTTCCGGATGAGTCGGCGAAGAGTCGAGTTCGGCTCGTTCATCACGTTGTACAGAGGGTTCTCGATAATGGCGACGTAGTCCTTCGGAAGGATCACTTCGCGTCGAGTTCCACCTACAACAGCACGATCGTCGTAAACACTTACCTTGACGTGTCGAGGGTACCAGGCGAGGACGTGACCAACACGCATTGTGTTGATGTCGTATCCACCAGTAGTCTCGGGATCGAGAGTCGTGTCAATCGGAACAATCGCAGCAACGCCCCTGTCAAAGAGCGTCTGCACGATGTCCTGCTTGAACATGCGAGCACCCTGGTCGATGTTTGCTTCCTGAGTGAGGCAGTAGTTGAGTCCAGACATGATGACATTAGAGAAGTTCTGTTTGTCATCCAGACGGACATGCTGGATCGTCTCTGCGGCCACATCGATAGCGATACGAGTGTAGATCGAGTTGATGATCGAACGCTCATTGCCCATCCGATACCGCGAACGGTCTAGACGCTGAGAGCTGCTCGGTCCGTAATCAACTGTGATCTGAGATCCCGGATCAGTATCGACTGCTGCGAAGGCGTTCCATGCATGCATTAGACGATCTCTTAGCCCCATTGCTCACCTCCTTCCTCACTCAAAACTTTCCTTGTTTGCTTTCCAGGCCACATAAGCATCCATCATGGCGGCGACATTATCGATCTTCTGATCCTGTCGCTTCTTGAGGAGCTTACGGTTCCCGTTGGTGTCTTCCATCGTCACACAGTTACCCATAGCAAACGCCATGAGGAGCTGGTCGAAGTAGAGCATTCGCTCTTCACTGAGGATCTTGAGCTCACCCAGAGGGATCGACTCAGTCTTTGCACCCTGGATTACCTTCTCGATCCCATAAGGACCGTTCTCAGTTTCCCAGCGCAGGACGAATTCCTTAGCCCCATACGGGTCATACCCGAAAGCGCGAACATCAAACTCCGAAGACTCGATGTAATGGTCAAGGTCGTCGTAGACATCCATCATGTCAAGGATTGTTCCAGGTAGAACCTGAAGTGATCCTTCATTGATGAACTCCTCATACTTCTGCCGCATTGCCCCTGGTAGCTTGCGAAGGGTCAGCTCAGTGATGTAAGAGCGAGTCTTTACACCGAATGATCCATCGGGCAATGGGAACAAGAAGGTGAAGGCACAGAAGTCATCTCCCTGAGAGAGGTCCGCACCCATTGCACAAGGCTGGCGCCAGAACTCACGAGGTCGATGAGGAACTGTTTCATCGTACGTGAAGAAGTACGTGAAGCCTTCGAGCGGGATGCCGAAGCGCTTTGCGAGGATGTCGTTGCGAGTAGCAGGAGCTTTCTCCGCTCGTTCCACGTCAAGCTGATATGTGTCATAGGTAACCGTCTTTCCCAGATTAGGTTGGGCTTTGAGCCACATCTCTGGGTTGCCTACCTCGTCCACGTCATCCAACTTGTAGTACCAGATGGAAACATGCGGAGCGTAGTAGTCACCCTTGAGGATGTCTGCCAGCTCCATCTTGATTGTGTCACCAGCACCGTTTCGAACAGTACCCTCAGAACTGATGGCTACAATGAGCCAGTCATCGTTCTTGGATGCACTCTGTTCAAGTGCGCTGATGACATCCTCACGAATGTCTCCGGACAGCCACTCATCCACCGTTGCAATCTTAGCCCTAGAACCCTGGAGCTTATCGATCGACATTGGTCGGATCTCTAGGATAGAACCCGTGAGGAAGTTCTCAATCCCCTTTTTCGTTGAGGCCAATTTTACGCGGTTGGCTCTTGAGCCAGTTGTGTTTTGGAGTGAGCCCTCAGTTAGGAATTGGAATAGTGGTCCACGAGCACGAGTAATGGCTGTCCGGAAGGGTGAAAGTACTTCCTCAGCCTGCTTCATTGTAGGAGCAGTAGTTACCTGATACGTGGTTGACGTGTCAACATTGAGGAAATATGCGTGAATGAACTCCGCATACATCGACTTAGCTGCTCCACGAGCCACGATGAGATACTGCTTCTGGATGAGGCGCTTCTTGATTCTCTTCCGAACGTAATGTCCACCATGATTGCCTTCAGAAGGCACGTACACACTCCGCTCGATGAAGTGGTACCAACCGAAAACCTGTTCGCCCCATAGCTTGAATGTATCGAGCATGTGGACGTCTGAACCGTCAGTAAGCGTGAGCTCGTTCTCACAATACTTGATCCAGCCTAGAACTGCTTGGTCATCGTAGTAGAAGTTCGGACTAGCGATGAGTTCGTCGATTCGCTCCATCTCCATGGCTACTTCTCGGTTTACGGGAATCTCACCATTCATGACCCTCTGACGGAACTCTCCGTAGAAAATCGGTGTCGCAGTATTCGACAGACTCATCGCTAGTCCTCCTTTCTAACCTAGTGCGGAACGGGCCGCTTTGCGAGCGGCAGCCTTGAGTGCCGCGTTTGTGATCGCCGAAGTGGCGGCCGGCAGTACGAGCTGATTTACAGCATGACCACCGATGGCCTTAAGTGCGGATTCTGCTGTCGACTGAGCAGCATTCCCCACAGCCTTGGTCGCGCCCTTCTTGATCTTCTTACCCGTGGACTCAGGCGGTGCCGTGAGCTTCGCGTATTCCTGTTCCATCTTGAGACGGTTGAGACGCTGACGAAGCTCTTCATCCGACATCTTGTTCTTCGACTCAACAAGCGTCGATGCCTTGCGCTCGGGATGGAGCGGAACGGCTTCAACTCGCTTGGCCTTGCCCGGCTTCTTGGCCAGAGCGTTGGCTGCCGAGCGCTGAACGTGCTCAACTTCCTTGCGGTCACCACTGAGAGTCTTCTCGCCCTTTTCGTTGGTTTCCACACGAAGGCGCTTCGGATTGTAGTGAATCGTGTGAAGCTCGCCAGTCGAAGGGTGACGAATCGTGAGCGATGCAGTGCGATCCTTGCGGATGCCCCAATGCATGCCCTTGACACCGTGATGTTCGAGAGTGGTTGACTCATCAGACGTCAGGACTCCGTAAAGGAATTCAGACATGTCTGAGTGCTTCAGCCACTTGTCAGGAAGCTTGTCCGTTGCGTTGAGCTCCTTGGCACGCTTGATGATCCACGCTTTGTCGAGCGAGGTCTTCTTGCTGCTGAGGTTGTACGCTGTGACAGCATCTGCAACATCCGCTGCATCCTGGATCGGATAGCTTCCGTCAGGACGAGCCTTGCCCTCAGCAGCGAGCTGCTTACGCTGTTCAGTATTGGGGGTCTTTGCCATGTTAGGCTCCATCAC